ATACCTTGAAGGTGTGGCTAGACAACGTAATATGCAGGACGCAGTTGACTTCTTACAACGAGTTCGCAGGTTGTCTGCCGTTGATACATATCTATCAAGTTTTGTGGAAGGTATCAACAACTATGTAAAACAGGACGGTAAGCTGCACGTCAGCTTGCTGCAACACAGAACAGCTACTGGCAGATTGTCAGGGGCTAATCCTAATATGCAGAACATGCCACGTGGCGGTACGTTCCCAGTCAAACGTGTATTCAAATCACGATGGGAAGGTGGGAAAATTATGGAAGCAGATTTTGCACAGTTAGAATTTCGTGTGGCTGCATTTCTGTCTCAGGATAAGACTGCCATTAACGAAGTAACTACAGGCTTTGATGTACACAGTTACACTGCCAAAGTTATTTCTGATGCAGGTCAGAACATATCAAGGCAAGATGCCAAGTCTCACACATTTGCACCTTTGTATGGTGCTAGTGGGTTTGGCAGAACATCTGCTGAAGCTGCATACTACGAGCAGTTTACTAAAAAGTATTCTGGCATAGCTAAGTGGCACAAAGAATTGGCACGTGAAGCATTGGGTACAGGTAAGATACGAACACCATCAGGACGTGAGTTCTCATTTCCAGATGTGGTACGTAGATCAAACGGTAGTGTGACATATTTCACACAGATCAAAAACTTTCCTGTGCAATCCTTTGCCACTGCTGACATCGTACCTATATCTCTCATATATATTGACAAGATGTTAGGTATAAATCAAATGCAATCATGCATAGTCAATACAGTACACGATTCTATTGTAATTGACGTGCATCCTAACGAGAAGGAGAAAGTACTAAAAGTAATACATGCTGCCAATGACAAGCTTCTTGGAATAGTAAATCGTAAGTGGAAACTAGACTTTAACGTGCCACTATTATTAGAAGCAAAAATTGGTAACAATTGGCTTGACACGGTAGACGTGTCGTGATATAACTAAGATTCGTTTTAACAGAAAAGGAGAATTATATATGAACCAAGTATCAACAATTAACACATCAAACTTTAATGCAATGGCTGAAGCAATGGGTATGTCAGTAGACACCCAACAAAAGTCGCAAGCAAGTACACTTGCCCGACTACGTGTCAACCATTCACCTATCATGGGTGAGGAAACCATCAATGGTAAGAAGGTTAAAGTTGAGGTTGTGTCTGGTGGTACGTATAAGTTGGAGATACCAGATGGTCCAACATACTACGCCACTACAGCTACCATACGTCCATACCTACAACGTTTTATGTACAAACGTTTTGTAAAAGGTGGTGACACTACACCTAATCGTTATATCAAAACTTTGATGGCTAATGATTTGAATAGTGACATGAAGGACAATGATGGTGGCTTCAACTGTGGTAAACCTGCAGGGTACATTGAAGACTTCAAGGCATTGCCTGAGAAGACACAAGATTTGATTCGTCAGATCAAACGTGTACGTGTACTGTTTGGCACAGTAGAATTACACAATGTTGTAGATGACCAAGGTAAGTCTGTGGAACTATCACCACAAGCATTTATCTACGAGATTGAAAACCGTGACGCATTTAAAAATGCAGGTGTGGTATTCAACAAGCTAGGTAAAATGCGTAGGCTACCTGTTCAGCATAACGTTCATGCTGCAACTGAAGAACAGTCAATGCCTAATGGCAATGTTTGGTATCTTCCTACGTTCACACTTGATCTAGGTGAAACACTAGAGGTGGGTGACGGTGAGCAAGAAACCTTTGCTAACTTCATGGCATGGATTGAAAACTACAACGAGTACATCAAGTCTGCGTGGAATGAAAATGCCTACAAGAATGACGATACAGATACAGAAACTGTAGAGGAGTTCGTAGACATTGACGCAGAGGACTTTGTGTAATGAACCATCCTGCTGAACTAGCAATACATCAGTACCTAGAAAATGCTGCTAACGGTAAGTCCACTATGTCAGATGAAACCATTGACACGGTGGCACGTGAAGTAGCAGAGGCACTGAAACGTCAGTTCGGTAGTGGTAATAAACGTGGTGAGTTCAGGTTAAGGATGTCCAACATTGGGCGTCCTACTTGCCAACTCTGGTTTGAAAAAAACAAACCCGAAGCTGCATTACCAAAACCAACTACGTTTGTAATGAACATGATGATAGGAGACATAGTTGAGTCTGTTTTTAAAGCTGTTCTTAAAGAGTCTAAAGTGGCTTTTGAAGACACTGATCAAGTTAGCCTTCCAGTGGGAGATAGTAATGATACTAACATTTCTGGTAGCTATGATCTTGTTATAGATGGAGCAGTCGATGACGTTAAGTCAGCATCAGACTGGTCTTATCGTAATAAGTTTGAATCATTTGACACATTAAAGTCTGGTGATTCGTTTGGATATGTCGGGCAGTTAGCAGGTTATGCCAAAGCATCTGGTAAAAAAGCAGGTGGTTGGTGGGTAGTTAATAAAGCTAACGGTTCTATTAAATACGTACCTGCTGACACTATCGACATGGAAGCAGAGTTGAACAAGATAAAACAAACTGTGGAGACAGTTAATACTAACGAGTTCAAACGATGTTTCAGCCCTGTACCTGAGTTCTTTAGGGGTAAACCTACAGGCAATATGGTACTCAATGACAGTTGCAAGTTTTGTGACTATCGGCAGGAGTGTTGGCCTACTATGAAAGAAGAGCCATCACGAATGTCTAAAGCAAAAGACCCTAAGATAGTGGCATACATAGAGGAGTAAAAGTATGATAGGTGATACAGAAATCCAAGAGTTGCAGGATAACATCAAAGAGATGGAACAAGAACTCTCGGAAAAGAAGAAAGCTTTACGTGAAGCTAAATATGCAGGGCTACGTACAGCAATGCAAGCACGTAAAGAAGCTGATGAAGCTATCCGTCAGGAGCTAAAGGAACTAGGTGTACAACCAACATCTTTTGGTGCACCTTTCCATTATCACTGGAAGTTCTAGTGGACGGTAAACGTTTCAAACATGCTTTGAAGCAGGGGTATAGGAGTGGTCTGGAGATAAAAGTCAAGGACTATTTGAGAGAACGGAAGGTACGTTTTAAGTACGAGTCTCTCAAGATAGAATGGGAAGACTTGATGTACCGCACCTATACTCCTGACTTTATATTGCATAACGGCTTAATCATAGAGACAAAAGGAAGGTTTACTACAGACGATAGGAGAAAGCATATAGCTATAAAAAAACAACACCCTGACTTAGACATACGTTTTGTGTTCGAGAACAGTAGACGTAAGTTAAGTAAGGGTGCAAAGACTACGTATGCTTTATGGTGTGATAGAAATAATTTCTTGTATGCAGATAGGGTTATTCCAGAGGAATGGTTGAAGGAAAAAGGTAAAGACAGTCACCCAGAACTTGTAGAGTTTCCTTACGAAAAGATAAAAAGGAGATGACATGGAAGAAGAACAAACCTTTATTAACTTTGACCCTAACGATTTCATAATACGTATATCACCTGTTATGGAAGATGGTGTATGGAATGGGGATATTAATGTAGGTCAAGTCACAACAGATTTAAATAATTTATCTGATACTGAATATACACATCTTAGTATCTTGACAGACATGCTAGTATCTGCTATTCCTTTAATGGAATTAGATAATGAGTTTAGGCAGAAACTTTACAAACTAGCAATGGAACAGTTCGGTGATGACAGTACTAAGCCAGTTATAACTGAACGAAAAGGCAACGTAGTAAAAGTAAATTTTAAGTAAAAGGAGAACATGAATGGCAGACAATGTAAACAATCCACCACACTATAATCAAGCAGGTATTGAATGTATTAATGCCATTCGTGCTGCTACTGATGATGGCTTTGAGTATTATCTACAGGGTAACATTATGAAGTACCTATGGAGATACAAGTACAAGAATGGTTTGGAAGACCTACACAAAGCTCAGTGGTATTTAAATAAACTAATAGAGGTGGTTGATGATAGTTAAAGTATTTCTTACATTAGAGATTGACGAAGAAGAATATCACGTTCCTGTGGACGGTTTCATTGACCCAGAAATAGAGGACGCATTAAACGATTTCATTCACGATGTGGATGGTATCAAGATTAGAAACATGAAAATAATTACACAGGAGTAGACATGGACAACTATTTACCAACAGACTATCAGTCATTTATACATACCTCTCGTTATGCTAGGTGGCTAGAAAAAGAACAGAGACGAGAGAGTTGGAGTGAAACAGTAGAACGTTATATGGATAATGTTGTACGTAAGATTGCAGGTAACGACAGTTATATAAACCAGATACGTGATGCCATACTTAGCTTAGATGTTATGCCTAGTATGAGAGCTATGATGACTGCAGGTGCAGCAGCAGACCGTGATAACATTTGTATGTACAACTGCTCATACCTTCACGTAGATCATCCCTATGCCTTTGATGAAGCAATGTTCATACTCTTGTGTGGAACTGGTGTCGGCTTCAGTGTAGAGAGACAGTTTATCTCTAAACTCCCAGAGATACCACAACTGTTCGACAGTGATACTACTATTGTGGTAAAGGACAGTAAGGAAGGATGGGCTAAGTCTTATAGGCAATTACTTGCACTCCTATGGGCAGGGGAGATACCTAAATGGGATGTAACTAAAGTACGTCCTGCAGGTTCTCGACTAAAGACATTCGGTGGTAGAGCCAGTGGACCTGCACCATTAGTTGATCTGTTTAACTTTACTGTACAGACATTTAAAAATGCACAAGGACGCAGACTTAGTTCACTAGAATGTCACGATATAATGTGTTTCATTGGACAGATAGTTGTCGTTGGTGGTGTTAGACGTAGTGCCATGATTTCTCTGAGCAATCTGAGTGATGATCGTATGCGACATGCTAAGTCAGGACAGTGGTGGAACGAGGCTGCACATCGTGCATTAGCAAATAACAGTGTGTCATACACAGAGAAACCAGATGCTGAAACATTTATGCGTGAGTGGTTGGCATTAGTAGAAAGTAAATCAGGTGAGAGGGGGATATTTAATCGTGAAGCATCTAAAAATCAAGCTGCAAAATATGGTAGACGTGATCCAGAACATGACTTTGGAACTAATCCGTGTTCCGAAATCATATTACGATCAGGTCAGGTGTGCAATCTTACAGAGGTGGTTGTCCGTGCATCTGACACTCTGGAAGATTTGGAACGTAAAGTACGACTGGCTACAATTCTTGGAACTATACAGTCTACATACACCAAGTTCCCATATCTGCGAAAGGTGTGGCAACGAAATACAGAAGAAGAACGACTGCTCGGTGTGTCTC